TCTTAACGGTTGGTATGCCGTCTAGATTGCTCATAATGTCATAGACATCCGTATAGATTTCATTTCTCAGATGAACGCCATTTACAAGGTTCTGATTGATTTTGACTTTAGAGCTGCGGCTCGCTATCCCCCGTAGTGTTGATTTCGATGCGTTGGTATCCAACTTCTTTCCATCAACAGCTAGCTTTAGCACTGCCTGTACTTTTAGTAGCCCTGTCTCCATCGCTTCCTTGGAATCAAACTGCTTAATTAGCCCATATAAGATTTCATATTTGTCTTCTGCATAAGGGTCGTAATCAATAGCACCTGATATGAAACTTACGTTGTCCTCTGTATCAGAAGCTTTTCGTTGCACTAAGTCAACCACTTCTGCCTTTGTGAACAATTTTTTTTCAATATTTACAATCTGTCTGTTTCCTGTTTCCAGTTCTTGAAGTGCTTCATAGTATCGCTCTGAACCATATTCTGATTCTGATAATGCATCTACTAATGCTTTGTTTACTACTTGCATGCGTAGTAGCTCCCCATACTCATCCCGCATGTCTTCCTCTGCTGCTTTCACCGCTTCAAGGTTGCTATCTTCTGTGCTTACTTCTTTTGGTACGTTATCTACAGATACCACTTGTGCAAATAGCCCTCGCTTGATGAACTCCAGCATGTCCTCCCAGTCTTTCTTTATCTCTATAATGTCTGTATAGAGCTCCCCATTTAATGTCCCTTGTACATCTGCCATGTAATCTTCGTATGCATCCTGAATTAAACTTGCCTCAGGTGTGTCTGGAAAATCAAAACTCTTCTTATATAAATCAAACGGAATAGAATCCGTAATCTTATATCCAAGTTTATCTGCCGCGCTTACTATCTTATCCTTGTAATAAGAAGCAATTGGCGCATTCATATTTTGTAGTTTTTCACTTAATGTTGTTTCTACCTTATCTATTGCTTGTACGACCTCAACAACATCTTCCCATAAAGAAATAATCGAGGTATCGCCAATTTCATCTAGTTGGCTTTCTTGACTAGCTGTATCAGCGGACAAGCCATGTGTAGAATCAATTAATGGCGGTGTGTATTTAATTTTCGGCCGATAATTGATGTGTTCTCGCTCATACTGCGTGTCAATACCTGGACCGCCAATGTCGAACTCTTCTGGCATTCTAACACCCTCTTATGTTTACTTATAAAAAAAAGATAACCAACGGGGCAAGGGGAGGGAGAACCCCGTGGTTACCAGATAAAAAAGGGAGAGGGAGAGAAATGACTTGCTAAGCAAGCCTAGGGAATTTATGTGAAAGGGAGAAGGGGAACTCCCTAGTCACCAATTTCATTACCAACGTTTTCGTTTAGGCATTCCACTCTTAGCACCAGTGCCCCTGGCACCCCAGCCGAAACTAGTGTTTCGTTTTTTCGGTGTCACCTTACGTGGAGGTGGCGCCCCTGGTTCGTCCCATTTGTCGATATATTCTTTTCGCTCTCTATCAGCATTGCTATGCCCTTTGTAAATTCTGCCCAGAGGGTCTACGAACTTAACATCCGCATACGCAACTTTACGTGCAGCCTTTACATCTTCAATAGTTTGAACTATCTCAGGCTTCTGATCTATAAACGCAAAGATACCGAGCATCATGGCATCTAGTGCATGCTCATCTTCATTGGAATATGTAGGCTCTCCAGTTTTTGGAGATACACGTTCCACGGTATAGTTCGTCATCTGTCTTTGGATGACTTCATCTATATTCTTGTGCGGAATCTGCAATTGTCCCCGCTCCAAGATGAGTGTAGTCTGACTTACCATAAACGGCTTGATTGGTTTCTTATCGAATTCACGACTATATGGGTCTCGTACTTGGTACGAACCGCCCAAGTGAATACCGCGTACTTTGTCTCCAAGTGTCTTACGGAGCATTTCCACTTGATACTCACCAGAACCTCTATCCACATAAATCGCAAATGGATTGTAGATACCATCGAGCTCAATAAGCTTTCTTACTGCGTTATCATAGGTAAAGTCGCCTTTAGGAATTTCGATTCGGTTGATAACTTGGAACCTTCCGTAATTGATATTACCTGGTCCATCTATCTCTGGCCGTGGCCGTCTCTCTAGGAGCGGATTCCACTGGGTTACTACGATTTGGGTAGCGGCCCCGAACTTATCCCAGTCGACACCTATCGCAATAGGAGAGTCTATTCTTGGTTGGCTAAGCAGAGAATAACCATTAGAGCTAGCCTCGTCAATATAATCTTTGTTAAATACCCCGACCATCTCTGTACCGAACTCTGCCATTACCTCGTGCTCATAAGCTACTTCGGTATATAAGCCTTTTAACTCTTTCTCCATCGACGGCGACCACTCTGGGTTTACCATGGTTGGGAAGTAGAATTCCTGCCAGCCTTCCGCCGTATTACGGTCATATGTGTTAATGTCGAATTGGTTGGCAAGTGGACCAGTCGCATCAGCGCCACCATGATACATTTCTACAGTTTGGTTCATCTTCTGCTGCGTACAGATTTGATAGAACTTACCACGACGACCTGTAGGTGTAGATGCAACCATTACCCCGATACGTTTTGGTGCCTCTAGTGTAATCGCATAGATTGCCTCAAAGTCTTTGTCTCCAAGGTAATCCACCTCATCCATGTAAAGCCAAGATGCTTTCTGACCACGGAGAGAACCACCCTCTGTACCAGAACGAGTACCAGCTGTGTACAGCTTGATACGGGATTTGTTCTTGAATACGATTTCGTATGGAGAACGACGAATGCTTTCTACAGATGCTTCAAGCACAGGGTTGTTACTGATGAAGTTATTCAACTGGTCGAATATCTCACGAGCCTGTGTATCGTATGGTGTTGCGACCAGACATGTAGCACCCTTCTTCAGTTCTGTTCCACCATTACATGTGAACGCTACCCAAAGCATATGAGCTGTCATTGTCCATGTGTTATGTACGAGTACGTCTTCTACTACTAAATTATGCGTCTCTGGAACGAATACATCATATGTTTGTTTGTCTCCAAGCGAGATGATGTCTGTTACTTCTTCCCAGATGATATCACTGCGTCCAAGGTCATATAGGAAAGCAGATTCTAATGTGTCTGCATACTTCCGAATCTTAGACATCGTAGGAGCTACTTTCGTACGAAGACGTTCTTCAGGGCCGCCAGCAACCTGGGCCTTGCTCATCTTCTTCTCTCTACGTTCTTCTTCTATGTAGTTCCATACTTCCTTAGGAACTGTATATTCTATAGCCTCTGTGCGTTCAGCTTGTTTCTGCACTGCAACCATATTTGTTTCTTGACCATAAATACCGATATCCAATCCAAACAGGATGACTCCTTCTTTTCTATGGATACCTAACTGGTAGATGTGTTTAATCTTCTCTTTGTACTTCTGTTTCTTTGTTTGCAAGTTTGCAACGATTCCGAAACGAAGCAAGAGATGCTTTATATCCAATGCTAGTTTCTGAGATACAGTAGCAAATCCAATTTCAGGACGCGTGCCGTTGGTTGCCCATCCGCTTACGCCATACAATCTATTTAAGAATAGAGAAATATCTTTCTTTCTTAGACTGAAGATTTCCTTTGGAAGCTTTTGCCTCATAATAACATCCGATAGATTTCTTGCATCATAGCCAAACGTAATAGAATATGTATTCTGTGCTCCCACTTGCTTGAAGACTTTATGGCCTAGCTTCTCTGCTATTGCTTGGAAGTCGCGGCCAGTCTGTTCATTCTTAGAAGAGAAAGTAATCACATTACCGTTGACGTTACCGCCAGTAATAAGATAAGCGAGTAATTTAATCTCGTTCTTATCCATTGTTTTCTCTCCGAAGTGTGGCAATGCAGAAGGAGTAGCAATACGCATACCTTTCTTCAATGCATCTACTTCTACCCATCCATCTAATGTAAGAACTGGGTGATTACCAGTAAGTTTTACTTCGGCGCCGTATTTCGTACGCACTAAGAATGTAGGCTTAACACCATTGTCTTCTACGAAGAAAGCTTCGGATGGTACAAGATGATATTTCTCATCCAATGTAACAAGCTGTGGCTTGATACCATCGTTATGACGGTCATATAATTCTTTTACTGTCCAGTATTCTCCTGTGACTGGGTCTAATACACGTTGGTCTTCTACGATACATTTACCGATACGTCGTCCACAGCGCAATACTTTTCGGTGGTGCGGGTGACGAAGAATCTGTTCCTGATACCAGCGCGGGGCCTCACCAAGATGGTGGGCTGCCCATTTCGCTGGGTCACGCATGATTTCTATCATATCTCTATCGTGTCTTGTGAATTGTTTACTCATTATGATCTATTCCAATTGTTGCTCAAGATTTTGGCTTCTCCGCCAAGAGCGCTGCGAGCATTAAGCTTACTACCCTGAATTTCCTGTAGAGCTGCTTGTCGCATAGTAAGTGCACGTTGCGTATCTTGATAGCCACCACCGACTGTGCCATGCAAGAATTGCTTGTTCCACCATTGTTTTCTCTGCTGATGCCACATGTATCCAGCACTAGCTACTTGAGGTATTGTTGTCGCCGCCGTATATGCTGCCATTACGTGCGGGGCAGTATGCCAGAGGGCGGCAGAGGCACCTGCTTTAAGAATCGCAGTCCCTGCATCGTCCCCTCCTGCCATATTCATACCTGCATCAACCATAGCAAATGCACCGTTACCTGCTATACCAAACTTAGCAAGTCCACGTTTTTGCATGCTTTGTACACCAGCGGAGTTTCCGTTTCTCATCTGACTAAATTGATCAGCCATCTAAATTACCCCTTTCGTGCATTATGGAGTCCGAATACCATGTTTCCAGTAGCAGAAAGCGTTGGAGCTTGCTGATTTGGATTCATTGTATTTCCTACTCCGTCAGCACTCATAATTGGTGCATTGCCCCCGTAACTGACTTCGCCAGTACGAGGAGCAAATTCTGTATCTTTTCTAAACTGCATATAACCATAGCCACCAGCAGCAGCCCAAGCGCCACCCGCTAACCAAGCAGATTCCTTGCGGCCCGTCCACAAGTTCCCAAGACTTGGGTCTGTCTTTTTGGTAGCACGAACGCCTTTGTCTCTTAGGTATTTACCGCCAGCTGCAAGTCCGTCCCCTGCGAAGTCAACCGCTTTATTGGTGCCTCTAAGGGTAGCACTCGTAGCTCCTAGAGCTCCATTAGCAAAACGGTCTAGGTATTTTCCTACGTTAGCCATTATCGACTATTCCTTGCTCTTTGGTTCATTACGTTACGGGCCATACCTTCCATCTGCCTGTTGTTCAGAATCGCCATTGCTTGCCCACTAACATCTCTGTTTCCGCTAGTAGATTTCCACATTGCGCTTGCTGAACCCATTACGCCCACCTGTTTGTCTGCTGACTTTTGTGCAGATAGAGCTTTGAATGGACTAGAGCTAGCACCTGTAGCACGAGCAGCCAGTCTGTATCCACCGACACCAACAGCACCGTTTAGTGCTCCTTGTTTTGCTCCATCCCAGAAGCTACCGCCTTGTGCGTACTCAACAGCACCACCAGCGACGGCACCAACACCAGCACCTTGTGCAGCATAGACACCAGCCATACCCATTACGCCACGACCTTGTTCCATAGCAGCAGATTCCAAGTTACCTTTTGCTGTTCCTAGAAACTGATTGGCACGAGTATTGAATGAAACATCAGCTTTGTTTCCACCTCGTTGCTGCCATTTAACGACAGCTGATGCATCTTCCATGGTAGGTGTGCCATAGTTGAACTTAGGCATATTCACTTTTGGCATTTTTGGCATTTTAACCATGTTGCGTCATCTCCTTATTGAAATTTGGCATTACCCATTTTATGGTGACCAGTACGTTCATTCCATAGCTCAGTCACCATACCTCCGAAGTCAACGTATCCGTAAGCATCACGCTGTTCTTCTCTTCGCTTTTGCGTTTGCTTTCTTTGCAAGTTGCGTTCCTGTTCCTTTACCATTCGGGCAGTGTTCTTCTCTTCCGATAAGGTTTGGTTTGTATCCAGTACAGAAGCAGCGGCAAATGCACCTAGGCCAATCATGGCTCCAAGCTCACCTTTAGCCTTCCAGTTTTTTATTTGCTTCTTCTTAGCAGCAGTAGCAAACTGTGAATCGTGCTTATGCTTTGCATCTATCTTTGCAGTGTCTACCGCCGTGACATTCTTTTGCTTTTCTTGGTTGCCACTTATAGTAGAAGATTCTCTTTCTGCTTCTATGCGGAGTCTTTCTTTTTGTACATCCGCTTCTACTCTGTCTGCTCTAGAAGTCTTCTCTTGCGCCGTGTACTCATCAAATGCTCCTGCATCCTTAGCCGTTACCGTAGGTTCATCATTGCCGCCTGTGTAGTTTGGATGTAGCCTCATTCATAATCATCTACTTCGTCTGCATCGACATCAATGATTTGTCCTGGCTTCACTTGACCAGCAATCTGACTCATAAGCTGAGAAGCATAAGAGGATGGGTCGAGCGAGATAGTCATCTTGTCGCCTGCTTTATCCTTACGAGTAGAGTTCATAAGCTCAAGAATCTTGAAGCGTTTGTTCATGATTTTGTCTTTGTACTCTGTTGCCTGAGACAAGCGTGGTGCTGTAATCTCTTGTCCGCTCTCAGATACAGATACAACTACATCCTCTACGAAGTCACCTTGTACTGCAATCTTGTTCTCTGCACGCATAAGTTGAATGTCATAGTCAATCAAGTCTTTTATTAGGCTCATGTCTACTACATTCGTCTCGTCGATTTGGAACTCCGTTGCATAGTCTTCATATTTCGTAATAATCATCGCAATCTCGATAGGGCATCGTTCGCCTAATGGAGCTTCTCCATCTGCAACCAATGGACATACCGCTGCGTACGGACATTCATTCGCTTTACATAACATAGGAATAGAAGCATATAGTCCGTGTTTTACAGCAGACATCTTCACAGCCTTTGAAATGGCAGCCTTTCCTTTATCCGATAGTTTCCATGCAGATGGCATTTCTACATCTGATACTTCAGTGCTTAGTTGTCGTTGTGCTTCTAGCTTTGCAAGCAATTGTCTTTTATCATCCATCGCCATCTATATCACTCCTTTTTTGGCAAATTAAAAACCAGGACACCTGACACATTTGTCGGAAGCACCCTGGAATATAAGAGGTGTCAGGCGTCACTATAGGCACACCGTAACCATTTACTTATGAATTTGTCTAGATAGTTAATTGCAAATTCTTCCTAGGCCCGCGCGGCGGGACATGTGGATAATCAGGAAGAGGTTTTTATGAAGAGCAGAGAGAGGAACGATTGGGTTTTATTTTCCCAAAATAATAAATTTTCAGTTTTTTTATAATAACTAAAAAGGACCTTCCCGTTTGGTCTCTCATTTCACTGAATGTTTACTGACCTGTAGAAGTGTCCTTTTATAGCCGAAGGCAACGCGCGCGGCGCGCTTTTTTAT